ATCGAGAGCACATGCACTATTCAGCGAAGACGAAACCCTCCAATTTTGTTTATAAACAGAATATAATTGGGGCTGGCAGCATCCAAAATTCCAAGAAATTCCAATAATTTGGGTCAAAATTGCGGCTGGAACTTTTTGGAACTTTTCTAATAGGGTAAAAAGTCAGGCAATAGGAGAAAAAGTCGGGTAAAATCACAGGAAGAATGGGAAAGAAAAAGATCTCAAAATTCAGTGAAGAAAGACGCAGGGCTTGGCGCAATTATCACATGGTCCAGCTAAAATCCGGCCACACTATTGAGGTAGGATTTGAGCCTGAGCGAGCAATTTACCAGTCCTACTACGCCAGCATAAATTCGGGAGGACATCATCTCGGGCGCTTCACTCGTCGTGAATTGTTCCAATTGATCCGCCGTCGAATAGCACAGGACGTAGATCCTGGAGTGACCGATGTGCTCAAGAAAATTGGAGCGGAACTCTAATGTCCGTCCATCCGAAAAGGCGCAAGGCGCGCTACCACAGAGTCACGCTCCACTCAGGACATATTCTTGAGATCGGCTGGCACTTCGGCCGTCAGCTTTATGTCGTCACCATCTGGCATCCTGACAACTACAAGGACACCGATACCTGGGCAGCGGAAAAGCAGATCTTCGGGAATACGCCGAGGGAAGTTCTCTCAGGCGCACGGCTGGAAGTCGCGGAACAGACCAATCCGAATGTAAAGGCGGTGCGCGAGCGCGTGGCCGGGGAGAACTTCTCCGTGGACAAGCTGCGCCGGATGCAAGCGAAGATGATGACGATGGGATCACGCTATGGCGCGGGGCTACGCTCTATATGAACAAGAAACTCGCTGATTCCCTGGAGAGTATGGGCGGGAATCTTGGAGGGATCAATCCCAAGGTGGTCATCACTGACGAACTCAACTCCATGCCTGATTCTATCTTTGCTGACATCGCGGATTCGATGAAACTCAAGTGGCCGACCGATCCTACCGATAAGAAGTAATCAAGGAGATGATGCCATGAAAACGCTATTTTTGGCCGTGATCCTACTGACCCAGACCGCCTGTGCGATGCTCGAACCGTACAAATTGGGCCACGCGGACCGGGTCAGATGCCGTCCAAATGACACTTTTTCGACCTGTGATATGTACGATTTTATGCGCCAAAAACAGGCCGAAAACGCGAAACAATGGGCCGAGTGGGACCGCAAATACGTGCCCGACGACGTTGTCACAGTGGTCATCGAAACCCCAACTAAATAACTGTTATATACCGACCCCCCCATAAACAAGAGTTGTTGAGCCAATGATTTCAATAACTTACAACGATTTCCTACTATTTCATCAAATTAGTAGGGGAAAATATATATAATGCATATACGTATATTCTATACGGGAGTTAGAAAAAAGTAGGAAGCCTAAAAAGTGTTCCGCTAAACCCTCCAATTTAAAAAAGACGCATTCCTACTTTTTTCGGACTGGACTTGACCAAATCCGTTTTTGCGTGCGAATTTGAATTTCACGAAAATTTTGGCGAAAAAAGTAGGAAGTGGGCGTCGGGCAAGAAAAAGCCCGTCAGAGGCCTTTGACAATCCAAACAGCGACGTAAGGGGAATCACGGGCATGACGGGCCGTTCCGAAGAATAACATTTACAAATTCAATTTCAAGTTCTAGTTCTTCTACCCACAGCGACAATGAACGAAAGAGTAAGGGGTAAATTCGTGAATCAGTTCGCAGAGGCATTGGACCTCATCAAGATTAAAATTTCAAAGTTCGATCCGTCTCGCGCTCGCGGTGTATTCACCAATCGTGGAAACATGACTATTGAGAAGTTCTGCAAGACTGTGAAGAAAGACTTGGATCGGTTCGCTACCAAGTATCCAGAAGTGTGGGACGCGACGAATGACCTTCACGACATGGAGGAACTCGTAAAATCCTACGCAGAGGAAAACGGATCTCTGATGGACGATGGGAAGAAAGTCAACATTGCAATACCGCCCGACATGGAAGGACTCACGCTCAACCTGAACTTGTCGGCAAAGGGGCGCGATGATCGGTTCTTCCTGACTGATGAAAACGAGCATGTCTCCCGTGTCTCAGGGGAAGTCTATCTACTCATCCACCAACTCGATCCACTAGCGGCAGCGGCGTCGGCCAGAAAAGTGATTCCTGAATACATGCCGCGTGGAACGAGCGGAGTGACTGAGATAGAAAAAGGCGGACGCTCCCAAACCTTCTTCAATGTCTATACTCCGCCCGAATGGGCGCGCTACCAAGGTTGGAACAAACTCCCCGACAAACTGCCGGTCGAATTCGACAAGCTGGTGAAGCACTTGTTCCCGATTCCAGAAGAACGCGAATTCTTTTTCGCTTGGCTTCACGACTCTCTCTTCAAGCGCAGCTACACGTTTCTGATTTTGTGTAGCTGGCCTGGGACGGGAAAGAACCGTCTCAAGCTGGTCATGCGTGCGCTACACGGGCATGTAAACTCAGTGGACGGGAAACGCTCCACGTTGGTTGAACGCTTCAACTCCCAACTTTCCGAATCGACGTTGGCATGGTTCGACGAACTCCGCTACGACGCCGACATGGAAAATGTGATGAAGGAACTCCAGAATGATTCTATCTCTATTGAAAAGAAGGGAGTGGACGCCACGCGTGCCACAAAGATCCACGCGAGCATTGTGATTTCAAACAACAAGGAGCGTGACAACTACATCGCCTTTGATGCGAGGAAGTTCGCGCCGCTGGTCGTGACAAAGGAAAGACTTGAGAAGTCGATGACGTCGGATGAAATCGACCGCGTCACGCAGAAAGTTGAAGACCCAAATTCAGACACCTACGACGTCGCGTGGATTGCGCAGATTGCGAAGTGGGTTCAGAAACACGGCCGCAGTAAGAAGTGGCCGAACCTGGAATATCGCGGACCGATGTTCTGGACTCTCGCGCACACTTCGATGACCCGCTGGCAGAAGAAGGCTGTCATGGAAATCACGGAGTCCACGCGCGCACGCGGGTACGATGAAAAAAGAAAAGCGTATCTGTGGTCCGCGATTCAGGATAAGAGTCAGCGCAAGAACGGCGACCGCTCACTCCAGTATCCGGACTTCACTACTGTCCGCGCGTTCTTTGAAGTCTTCCGAGACGGCAAAGGACGAAAGGCATTTTCCACGGAAGCTGTTCCCGGTAACAACATCCTCGGCGACTTCTGGGTGAAGCCACTATTCAAGGACACAGAGATCATCACGGAAGCGTCAGTGATGGAGCAAAGGAGTAAAAATGGCGAAAAAGAAAAAGAAAAAAGACCCAAGTATAATCTCTAAAACCAAAAAGGGAGTGTACGGGGAAGGCCATCGTATGCGCGGGACTAAACAAAAGTTCAAGCGCAGCTATCCTGGCGAAGATCCTAAGGCCGTCGAATATCCTCCAGAAGTTCCTGACGCCGAGGATGAGATGCCGGAGCCTAAAGACGAAGCGGCCAAGCACAAGTTTCCACCACCGAAGAAACATCCGACGTTTCGTCGGGTGTGGATGGACTTCATAGACAACATCTCCAAGCGCGAGAATTTCAAATCGGGACATTTGAACTCGCTCGAAATTCTTTGTGACTTGCACGTTGAGTACGACGAACTGCGCGCGTTTATCCGGAAGAAGGGTCGCTCGTATCAGTCCTATGGCCGTGCCGGAATGATCTGGAAGTTCTACCCGGAAGTCGCTCAACTAAACAACGTGCAAGCGCAGATCAAAGAGTACATGAAGATGTTGGGACTCCTGTTGAAGAAGGACCACAGCACGCAAGATGAGAAAGGTGAAAAGGGTGAATGGGACTAAAATTGGAAATGTGCCAACAACCACTCTGGCAAACAATTCTTATTTGGTCACAGATTTTATTTAACTGTGCGGTAGCTGGTTTAAATCTGTGGCTGGCTAGAAGGAACAATCTTGTAGCTGAAATTAGGTATAGAATACAAAAAGCCCTATTACGGGAGAGAAATGAAGATTGATCCTAAGGTCCATCCTAACGTCGCTTCCGGCCACCAGTACGCACTCGACGTAGTGGCCGGTAACATCATCGCGTGCCAATACGTCAAAGGCGCGTGCGCAAGATACCTGCGCGATGTTGATGAGCACGGCAAGGGCTGGTACTTCGACGCTGATGCCGCCGAGAAATATCTGCGCTCAGTTCAGAAGTTCAATCATGTCATCGGACACTGGCCCACTAAGAACATTGTCTATGAGCCTTGGCAGAAATGGGTCTGGATGAACATTATGGGATTCAAGATCCAGGACACCGGCTTCCGAAGATTCCGTATCGCGCACGTTGAGATTGCGCGCGGGAATGCGAAGTCAGCAATGGCGTCACAGGCCGCGCTCTACTTCCTGGCACTTGATGATCCGAACGGAAACCAAATTTCAACCGTCGCCACGAAGAAAGATCAGGCACGTATCGTGCTGGACTCTGCGCGCCTGATGGCGCGCAAGAATTCTAGTTTCCTCAAACACACGGGCGTCAAGATCTTGGCCCATGCGATTAGTCATCCATCTTCTGGCTCTACCGTTCGCGCGCTGGCGTCTGAGCACTCAGGACTTGATGGCTTGAATGACATCTTGGCCATCCTTGATGAATTGCACGCGATGAAGCGCGACACTTTCGAGGTCATCTACTCCGGTATGTCGAAGCGCCCGGACTCCCTCACTCTCTGCATCACCACGGCCGGAAAAGATGTCCACTCAATCGGCTGTTCGCAATCTGCCTACGCCAAGAAAGTGGCGACCGGAGAAGTGGAAGACGAACAATTCTTCGCCGTCGTGTACTGCCTGGATGAGAACGATGATTGGGCCGACGAGAAGAATTGGATAAAGCCGAACCCAAACCTGGACGTCAGCGTGGACGTCGCGTCTTTGCGCGCGAAGATCGAGAAGGCGCTGGTCACTCCGTCTGACATCCCTAACATCAAGATCAAGCACATGAACATGTGGATCGGTGAAGCCCAGGCGTTCTACGACCAGAACATTTGGGACAAGTGCGCAGACCCGAATTTGAAAATTGAAGATTTCAAAAACGTTCCGTGCCGACTGGGACTAGATTTGGCATCACACATCGACATCACTTCTCGCGCGGCTGTTTTCCGGAAGGACGGCATCTACTACATCTTCGACCGGAGCTACTTGCCGGAAGACACGGTCAAGTCGGCGCGCAATGTTCTCTACGATGACTGCGTGGCGCGCGGGTATCTCATCGCCACACCGGGCGCGGCCATCAACTACGACCACATCCAAAAGGAAGCGGAAGAGTTCGCTAAAGAGTACCGAGTTCTTGAGTGCTTGTACGATGCGTGGAACGCGACCGAGACGGCGCAACGTCTTTCGAGCAAGATTGAAATGGTGAAGATTGCGATGAACGTCGCCAACTTCTCGGAGCCGATGAAAAAGTTGGACGCGCTCATGCGATCAGGAAAAGTCCGGCACGTCGGCTCCCCGCTCATGCGTTGGTGTTTCGGAAACGTAGTGGCCAAAGAAGACCACAACGGAAACGTGTTTCCACGCAAGTCGCATGAGAAATTGAAAATCGACCCGGTCATTGCCGTGCTGATGGCACTTGCCGGATGGCTCCAGGATGAAGACGTGCAGTCGGTGTATGAGGATCGAGGCATTAGGGTTTTATGATGTACCGATCTGACGCTGAAGCAAGGAAGGCGCTCGCGCGCTGGACGAAAGAACGCGCGTATCGCGTGAATGATGAGGCCGTAAGTCCGGCTGAAATCCTTCTCCTTGAGTGGTTGAGTGTGAACACGCCGATCAAGCGCCATGATACTTCTCGTAAACAAAAACGAGCTATCATAGGCTTGGCGAGGAGTTTAGGTCTCTACCCCATTCCGGATTGGTGGCTCGTCTTCAAAAGATTCCAAGGCAAGAAGGAAAATAATTGGAAAGACGTCGGCCAGTCTTTCGTGAAGCAATCTCGTAAGGCGTGGTGTGCGATGTTTTTAAATTCAACCATCGAGGAACTAGATGATAAAAATAACAGAAAAATTGTATCGAGGGAGTAGACCTCACGATATCAGAGATCTTATTGCGGACGGATTCCAGCAAGTCATCAATCTTCAGTCAGGGGCCGAAGACTTTTGGACTGACTCTCTTTACGAGGCGCAGCTTTTATCTAAGAGATCCGACCACACACTCTACCCACAAATAAAGGTTGTTTATATTAGGTGTCCCGATCTTACTCCCCCCAGTCCTATCCAGGTGAGCGCATTTTTGAGTGCGGCCAGCAATGGTCTTAAGACCCTGGCCCATTGCCACAGCGGCGTAGACCGAACTGGATTCATGGTCGCAGTCTATCGGATGGCGAAGATGGGCGAATCATTTGACGATGCGTATGACGATTGGGTAGACCAGGGACGACACTGGTGGTACGACTGGTGGAAATTTCAAATGAAAATTTATAGTAGTATATTTAAGGAATAAATAAACAATTTTTAAGAGGTAACAATGACTAAACAAGAATACATTAAGTACCATGAAGAGTTCTGCCTACAGATGATTGACATAACTAAAAAGAAAAACGCGGACTATGCTGGAGCGGGAGATGACCCGTTCAACAATTTTCGCCACATCGGGAATTTTGTCGGAGGTCAACTTGGAAACGCTGCCGGTACTGGACCAGTGGACGTAATTGCGATTGGTTTTCTAACTCGCATGTCCGACAAGTTCGCGCGCATCGGAAGTTTCATCTCAAACGGGGAACTTCAGGTGAGGGACGAATCCGTTGAAGATACGCTCCTCGATCTAGCTAATTATTCTGCGCTTTTCGCTGGCTACTTGCGCGAACAGCGTGCCAAAAACCATCCATCAAAGCCCGCCACCACCTAGGCCACAACTGGTCTAGCCCACCGCGCCATTAGGTCTTTCGGCCTGGTGGCGCAATTTTTTCTTGCATCCATGCGGGAGTCCTCTGCAATATCGCTTTTGGGGGACTCCTAAAAATGTCAAAATTGTTGAAATTCGCGGCCCACAATCCGCTGACCATTCGGAACAAATCCGCCAAAGTCGCGGAGATCATCCTGTACGCCGGTATCGGCCAGGATTGGTGGGGCGATGGCTCGATGGTTTCTGATAAACAATTTTCCGACGAGTTAAAGAAACTCGATGCGAACGTAGAAGAAATCCAACTACGCATCAACTCCCCCGGTGGCGATGTTTTCCACGGAATCGCCATTTACAATCGCCTCAAGCAACACAAAGCGAAAGTCAAAGTCTACATCGACGGCTGGGCCGCAAGCATCGCCTCGATCATTGCTTTGGCCGGAGATGAAATCGTCATGGGCGAAGGCGCCATGTTTATGATTCATCTTCCCTGGACCTTTGCGATGGGCAATCGCATGGAACTCGACAACACAGTAAACAGGCTGATGGATGTCGAGGAGCAAATGATTTCTATTTACTCCAAGAAGTCCGGACTCGACCGCGCCGAAATCAAGGCGATGCTGGAGAAGGAAACTTGGATGGGCGCCGACGAAGCTATTTCCAATGGCTTCGTTACCGGCAAGGCCGAAGACAGTATGCCTATTGCGGCTTCGGCCGCGAAAAGCCTGTGGCTGGCCAAAGTGCCAAAGATGTATCGCTCCGAGAAGGAAGCGATCTCTGCGGCCGTTGATGATTTGAAAAAGAAAATCCAGAAACGGGTTGCTCGTTAAAAACGTAGCGCGGTCTGGGCGGTAGCAAGAACAACAACTTTTTAGGGGGAACAATGACACCTGAACAAATTCGCGCTGCAATGGGCGCCATCACTGCGAAGCTGGAAGGCATCGTCGCGGGTGCTGAAGGCTACACGGCCGACCAAGTAGCCGAAATCGAAAAACTGAATGCTGAGTTTGAGGCACTTGACACTCAACTCAAGGCCGCCGAACAAGTCGAGGCGATGAAGGCACGCGCCAACGCTTCGAAGGGTCGCCAGACCACTCCGGCCGCTCCTTCCGCCGCTCCTCGCATCGAAGTCGGCAAGACTTTGAACGAGCGTTTCGGTGGTTTCGAGTCCAGCGCCGCTTGGCTGACCGCCGTGAAAATGGCCGGTCGTACTGGCAAAGTGGATGAGCGCCTGTTGGCGACGACCATCAAAGAAACGGTCGGCGAGGATGGCGGCTTCCTCGTTCCTGAGGAGATGTCTCAAGCCATTCTCAAGAAAATGGAAGGCGACGATTCTCTCATGTCCAAGTGTACCACGGTGCAAGTCGGCGGCAACGCGCTGACCATCAACGTGGATGAGAACCAGCCTTGGAATGGTGGCGTGACCGCCGCGTGGACGCAAGAAGGCGCGACTATCTCCGAGTCGAAGCCCGCGTTCAAGCAAGCGTCGTGGCGCCTCCAGAAACTCGCCGCGCTGGTGAAGGCCACCGACGAACTTCTGGAAGACGCGACCGCCCTGGAGTCGTACATCAAGGCCTCGGTCCCGAATGCGATCATGCATCAGGTGAACAAGGCGATCATCAACGGCAACGGCATCGGCAAGCCCCTCGGAATCATCTCTTCGCCCTTTGCGAAGACGGTTTCGAAGGAGTCTGGCCAGACTGCCGATACCGTGGTCGCGGCGAACATCTTGAAGATGTACTCGTCGATGTTCCCGGCCAGCCGTGGAAACGCCGCTTGGTACATCAACCCGGCCGTGGAAGAACAACTCCGCTTGATGGTGGACCCGAACGGGAATTACCTCTACATCAGCCCCGGTGGCCAGATGAACCAGACTCCCTACGGGATGTTGCTGGGTCGCCCGGTCATTCCGTTGATGGGTGGAATGCCCGGTATCGGCGACGTCGGCGACATCATCTTCGCCGATCTGTCGTATTACTACATGATCCGCAAAGCCGGTGGCGTGAAGTCGGCGACCAGCATCCACTTGCACTTCGATAAGGAAGTCACCAGCTTCCGTTTCTCGATGCGCTTGGACGGCAAGTCGCCCTTCCAGTCCCCGGTCACGACGGAGTACGGCAGCTATCAGATGTCGGCCTTCGTCCTGCTCGAAGCCCGGTAATAGTCACTGAGAACTCAGGGGCCTCACGGCCCCTGGGCCTTGCCTCGTAGTAGTTTTATCTATAAACCTTTTCAGGAGAGTCAAAAATGTTGGAACAGTATTTGATGGAAAAAGCGCAGGTCAAGATCGTCACAGGTCCGGTGGACCTTGACGCCGCTGCGAACACCGGCCTTCGGGTCGATATGCTGAAGTTCAAACGGGTGTCGTTCATCGTGGCCGCCGCCGCTGGCACCACGCCGTCCGCTCACACGTTCTCGTTCAAGCAGCACACGGCATCGTCTGGTGGTACGACCGCCGCGCTGTCGATTGACAACCCGTACTGGCACAAGTTGAATGCCGCTACCGCGTTCACCAAAGTCGATTCGACCGGAACTCCCGTGTCGTCTCTCGACTTGGACACGCTGGTTGGTGACAACAAGTTCGTGCTCGTTTTCGAAATCCTTCAGGAACAACTCACGGACGGCTATCAGTGGGTGTCTTTGGATTTCTCGGATGCCGGTGGCGCGCAGCTTGGCTGTGTCATGGCCGTATGCCACGAAGCCGTCGTGAAGCCCGCTTACGG